GCCTGTCTTGTCTGTAATTGTAATCTTTGCCCCGCCTGTAACCGCCTGCACTTTCGCCGTAGGAGAATAACCGTCCGCACCGGTATCGCCCTTGTCGCCTTTCGCTCCATCCGCGCCGGTATCGCCTTTCGGGCCTGTTGCGCCTGTCTCCCCGGTGTCTCCCTTGTCACCCTTGTCGCCCTTCGCGCCGTTTGTTACGGTCACTGACGTCGTGCCTGTCTTGTCTGTAATTGTAATCTTTGCCCCGCCTGTAACCGCCTGCACTTTCGCCGTAGGAGAATAACCGTCCGCACCGGTATCGCCCTTGTCGCCTTTCGCTCCATCCGCTCCGGTATCGCCTTTCGGTCCCGTTGCTCCGGTATCACCTTTCTCCCCCGGGTCACCTTTGTCACCCTTGTCGCCCTTCGCGCCATTGGTCACCGTTGCTGACGTTGTTCCGGTCTTATTCGTAACAGTAATTTTCACACCGCCGGTCACATCTTCGACGTTCACTATGGGGGAATAGCCGTCAGCACCATCCTTTCCGTTCGTGCCGTCCTTGCCCGCCGCGCCGGTATCACCTTTGTCTCCTTTCGGGCCCGTTGCGCCGGTATCACCTTTCTCACCCTTCGCTCCAGCATCCCCCTTCGCGCCCGGGTCACCTTTGTCACCTTTATCGCCTTTTTCGCCTTTAACCGTGGGTATGTATACCCACTTGCCGCTTTCATTTTTGATTTTCAGAATGCTCATACGTCCGCTCCTTTCTGAAATTCGCCCTCCCCGGAATTCGTCAAAAACGACTTTGAAATTAAATCGTATAATCCTATTTCACCGTCTGATTTGCGATAGCACGGTATATAATCCGCTATCTTTTCGCCGTCACACATAAATACACAACTATAAAGCCTTGCGTACGGTGGATACGTCTTGTTAAACAGGACGTATCTGGCATCGCTGAAATGCGAACCCGTGCGTTTGAATATTTCTCCGTCAATTTCGCATGTGATTTGGTTACTGAGGTATGTAATATTTATTTTCTTTTTGAGAGTAGAATTAATCTTCGATAATTCACTCCCACTAGCGCCGCAAGCATAGACGCTATTTCTCTGCCCAAACCAATTCGGGCCATTCGTCGAGCAACAAAGCAATACCTGTGAAGCCGTGCTTGCCCGCGTGAACTGTGCCACTAAATTAGCGGTAATCAAATTGGCGGCAGAGATGCTCGTACTAATCGACTGCGGCCCTGCGCTCTCTATATACTCAACTTCCTGATATTCCTTCGGCAACCTTTTCTGCGCTATCATTATTCTGCGCCTTATCGCCATCATGTCCATGCCATCACCGCCCCGTAAATTCCGTCCATGATATTGATTTCGTATGTCGTATCTGTGTCAATGGATAATTCCTTACCGCCCGGGAACTTCACGGTATCAGGAAGGGAAAGAACCGTAGGCGTAGAACCTGAGCGGAAAATCACATCGCAAATCCCGGAAGCACTAGGTGTAAATGTCAACGTCGCCACTTCTCCGCAAATGTACCTGACGCCCTGCTGCGCAACAATTACCGGGTCTGTACCTGATACTGTAATCACATCATCGGCGTCTCCGTCCGTATCAACCCATACAGTCACGTTCTCATCCGTAGGTTCTTCGCTACCAACGTAAACACCTGAACTTCCGGTTTCGCCCTTCGTGCCATTAAGAATTGTTGCCACCGTCGTACCATCTTTATCTGTAATAGAGACAGTCGCGCCCAAAGGCGTCTGCGTTACTGTCGCTGACGGTGAGAACCCATCTTCTCCGGCCTTGCCATCTTTGCCCGCCGCTCCCGGCTGCCCATCCTGTCCATTTGTAAGCGTTGCAACCGTTGTGCCATTCTTGTCTGTAATTGTTACCTTTGCTCCGCCGCTTACAGTTTCTACCTTTGCCGTCGGTGAAACACCGTCAACTCCATCTTTGCCCGCCGCTCCCGGCTGTCCGTCCTTACCATTTGTAATCGTCGTTGTGGTAGTTCCTGATTTATCCGTGATGGTAATTCTCGCTCCGTCGGTCACTGCCTCAACCTTCGCTGACGGTGAATATCCATCCTGCCCGTCTTTTCCTGCTGCGCCCGGCTGTCCTGCGGCTCCCGGCTGTCCCGGCTGTCCATCCTTGCCGTCCTCTCCGACCGCCTTAATTCCGGTATCAACGAAATCCCCGGCATCTGCGTCCCAAACGTACCAATTTCCGCCTACAATTTTGGGATATTTTGATACGTTCGTTTCCGACTTATCCGCCGCCGTCTCCGCTTTCTGCTTTGCGGTCTCCGCCGCTTCCGCCGTCGTTGCCATCTGCCTGATAATTTCGTCAATCGCACTTCTCTGCGCAGGCGTCGCATCTTCATAAGGGTCTGTCAAAGGCGGTGCATCGAGAAGAGGAATTACCACGCAGTATTCCGTTGTGATACTGTCATCATCCACGACCGCAAAGTATGCTCGGATACGCCCCTCGTCTCCGCCATCCTCGTCAAGGTCAAAGAACTTGTCGTCAGGAATTGGAATCGAAAGCGCTCCGTCCTTGACCGTGCCTGTTGCGGGAACCGCCTCCTCGTCGCCGTCACTAATGAAGGCAACTCGCAGAACATCGCCCTCGTCAAAAGGAACGCCGTAAACTTCTAGCACTTGTCCAGTATTTCGTTTAAACTCAGCGGGCGCAACAATCATGCGTTCGCCCGGTGCAAACAATACCCGTATTTTATTCATCGTCACCCTCCCGCCGTTTCATCGTTTTCATCTTCATTTTCGGGCGCATCATACAAAGGTATGGAAACATAGAAAATCGTCGTCACACTAGAGTCATCGACCAGTGCTACATACGCTCTTAGCCGTCCCATGTATCCGCCTTCGCCGTCCGTATCCGCAAACATGTCATCGGGAATTGCCACCGTCACGGAACCTTCCATTAGAACGCCTGTCACCGGAACCGCCCGGTCGTCGCCTTCGCGGATAAATGCAACTCTTACTTTCTGCCCGTCGTCGAAAGGCATGCCATAGACTTCCAATGCCTGTCCTTCATCACGCTTAAAATGAGCGGGAAGAACGATAGCCCGCTCATCCCGCTGATATTCGCATCGTATTGTATTCATTGTCGTTTCCCCCAGTATTCAGAAACGTGCAATTTCCTCTCCAACATCTTCAGGCTCCGGCATCGCGAACCCGTAAGCAGACGTCCCGGAATACAGTTTTTCATCCTTTTCGTCCTTTTCGTCGTTATCCTTTGCCGCATTCACAGCCGCCGCATCGGTCAATCCCTCACCGACGATATACGCAATCACCGTTGCGCCTGCCATAATGAGGGCGGAAATCTGCGCCGCCTGTGCTTCGGTCTTCCCCATCGCAACCGCGATAAGAACCGCAAAAGCACATACAGCCGCCCAGAGTTTGCGGCTGGTGAGTTTTCTGATTATCATTTCCTTGGTCGTTTCCTTTTTCATTTCTTTTCCTTCCTTTCGAAAATTAGTGATTGAACACGTTTCATGTATTCTGCCCCGGTCCCATTACCGCCGAGGTTTCTGTATGGCTGATAGATATATTCGTCAAGGTCTCTGTACTGTCCCTCTGAAATATATCCCTTGTCCAGATATACCTCGCACTGCGCCACGAGTTTTTCATGTAACAGCCCGAGAAGTGCCGCGCGCTCTGCGCTCCGTCTGTCCATGTGCTTCAGGATTACCGCCTGAACACATGCCCAAAATCCTGTACTGGCAAAAATCGCAAGCACAATTTCCGTTAAATGTTCCATCGGTCACTCCCCCTCAATTCTCTTCAACTTCTTTCCAACCCGCCGGGTATGCGGCGGGAGACCATACGTTGTTGTCAATCACGCTCTCATAGACCTTGCCTTCGAACCTGACTTTGTCGCCCTTCGTGTACGCATTGGTGCTATCCGGCTGAACCCAATCCGGAATTACCTCCGGGTCAGGAATTAGGATTTTCGCCCACAGGCTAGGAGCGTCCTCAGGCGTCCACGTCACCTGAGATGTATGTCCCTGAATGCATTTATACGGTTTCCCGCCGTACTGAACTCTGTCGCCGACCGCATATTCCGTGCCGCCGCCGCTCCATCCCGGAAACAGGTGCGGTGCTTCCGCCGCCTCTGCGTCAGAGAAATCCGCTGAGTGCGCTTCGATAATTTTGCGGAACTTTTCCGCCTGCTCTCTGGTTATCATCTATCATCCCTCCCCCGTTATAATGGAAAGCAGCTCCGCCGCCTCGCCCGCATCCGCAGGTCTGTCATCACGTTTTTCATCGGTCTCCACGTATTCCTTGTCGACTACATCGACCGCTTCATCGTACACAATGCCCGTAGATACCTGGCGGATTTTGAAGCCTTCATCGGAATACGTTCTAATGAAACGCTCTTTGTATGTTTCTTTGATAATCATTTTGTACCTCCTTACGGTATCGCCTGAATTTGGTCTGCAAACGTCGACCAGTTTGTCGCCGCCTTGTAAGAGTCCACAAGGTTTGAGGGAACGTAAATCGTGCCTGTACCATCTCTAATCGGCGTCCCGTTCAGAACCGAAGGACTTGACAGAGAGGCAACACTGCTTCCATGCAGATACAATGACGTCAAATTAAGGCATCCTGTGAACGCGCTCGAATTAATCGCTTCCGTGCTATACAGGTGAACGGTCTCCAACGCTGTGCATGAATAGAACGTGGAATTTCCAACTGTTTTCACATCCATCTTCACAGACTTCAGCGCTTTGCAGTCCGAGAACGCATAGCTCCTTGTCTTGGAAATCGGATATGCTGTCATGTCAATATCATATGTTTCATCCGACGCCGCCGCTGAAATATTTGCTAACAGTTCCATGTCCGCAACTGTTCCGCCGCCGCCTCCCGTAGGAACTGCCACGTGGACGCCCGCATAAGAGGAAATGTCGTAGTCGCCGTTTGCATTGATATTGAATGTCCCTGAAGCCTGTGAAGGCACGTTGACGTGCGCCGTCTCATATTTTGTTACATCATATGTGCCATTGCTGCGCAGGATAATCCCGCCATTCGGCGCCTCAACATCGACTATCACCCTGTCATAGGGCGCAATATAATAGGTTCCGGGTTCTGTAATCGTTACCGTAGAACCCGCAACCGGCGCGTCCCTGTCCGCTCCCGCCGGTTCCACCCTGAGGATGAAATTCGCGGAACCAATCCTCGGGCTGTAACTGCCGAAAACCAATTCGCAAAGCACATCACCCTTTTTCTGCGTGAAGTTCAAAGACGGCGTCCATGTCACTACATTTGAAGATGATGTATGCGTCGCCGCCTCTGACACCGTGCCACCATCTGCACGTGTGCCTTCGACCATGCAATCGGAAAGCGATACAGTTTCGTCCAATGTGAATGTAATTGTTCGTCTGTCGTCATACTGCGATATATGGACAACCGGCAGAACCCCGCCAGGTATCATGGACAGGTCGACCGATACCGCCCCGTCACTGAATACTAAAAATTTATAATTCATATTTTTACCCCCGTTTTCTTCAGCACGGCAAACAGTGTTTTCGGCAATGTCGGTTTTATCGTGCCCAACTCCAGAACCGTATACTTCTCCGTCAGGACATCATATTCATACCGCTGAATCCGTGGTTTAACTGCTACGTACAAGTTCCCTATTTTCACCTGAACATGTACTGAATCTCCAAGATACAGGTCATGCGTCAACTTATGCCCATCCGCATCAACGAAGTATTCGTTCGCATCCGTAGAACCCGCAGACGAACGAACGTCCACCTTCACGGAAACTGTCGGCAACCCATAACCATTTCTGTTCATATAATCCGTCGCCCATACCTGCAACTGCGATACTGTCGGTTTCGTTTCGAACTCATTTGTGCAATTCATCGGCATTATGCGCTGAATATCGTAGTTCGACGCATATTGACAACTGACAGGACTTGACGGCGCCACATATGTCACCACGCCATTCACTTCCTTCAACCAATAAGGAAACATCTGCGTGTATATGCCCGCCACCGACTCTTCAATCTGCAAATCTTTCAGACCTGCTCCGCGTCTGAGAACGTATCCCGTATCCTGCCCGCGTCTTGTGAACGCCCTGACTTTGCTGTTACTGAAAATCCAATCACAATGGTTTATATCTGTGATACTGCCTTCCGCTCCGGCAAGATAATCCCTGAGAGACATCGGTTCTTTCAGATACGGCAGTTTTGCGTCCAACGAAGCCGTCGTACTTCCGCCGACCAGCGCTGTCAGGTTAAACGTCCATACCATCATGTCGCCCACGTGCGGATACTGATATATCTTTGAACCGTCGCCGGTATATTGTCCTGACGCAACGCGCCTTGTCATGACGATACGTTTCAGCCTGTGCGATATATGTTCCAAATCCAATGTCAGCATTCCGCTAAGACTTTTTGAAATTTTTACTATCTGGAAATACTGTGTTCCGCCTTCGCTGAAATTGACGTCATAGAACCTTTCAGGTATGTCCATTGCAACGATACGGTCAACCGCCAGTTCGTTCGCAACTCCCGCAGACGAAGGAATTTCTACCTTCGCCGTAAAATCGCCGTTCATTGTTTCAGACACTACCGCGCTCTTACAACCTTTCATAAGACCGAGTCCCCATCCTGTGATATTTCCTGTTTTTTCATATAAAATCGGAATCATGTCATCACCACCAGTCTTAAACGCGCCAGTAATTCGGAACCAGATAAACTGCCGCCGCATCCGACGCTAAATCCGCATTGATACGGTTTGTGCCGCCGTTGATTATCGGCAAATCGCCGCTCACATTCAGGTTTCCGTTGTATTTAACCGTCCCCGACTGCCGCTGATATACCGCCGTCCCCGTCTGTGAATTAATTGTGAAAATTGCGTCCGCATATCCCGCCGTTTCTTTAACGACTGTCCGCTGATTACCATTCGACCACCAATAGACCGTCGCCGTCGCGTTCGCTCCCGGAACTACCTGTAAAACCGGCTGTGCATACGGCGCCGGGTTTTTCAGTATTATGTATCTTGTAGACGGTTCATAGTCATATCCAAGGTTCGTCCCTGACAACGCGGCGATAAACGCCGTAGATGTAATTATGTACTGACGTTTTGACGAAACATTGAAATTCTGCTGAAATGTCGCTATGCCATCCGCATCTGCCGTATATGTATTACTACCTATCGTTACCGTCGCGCCCGGCGTCGTCATGACATTAATGGTAATCGCGAGTCTGTCGCCGTCCTGAGGATAATTCAGAACCAATCTGTACTGTGAATTGCTGTATGTCTGCGGCGCCAAAATCAACATTTTTTCGCCCTTTTTCAGAAATCTTTGCGGCTGAGCATTGAATGTCAAATCAAATACACCCGAGCGGTATCCTCTCGCAGTGTGTGCGTCCGCCATAAACGGGCCCCGGTATTCTGCCATTCTGTATTCGTCAGGATGATAACTGTCTTCCAGACGCCTGTATCCGGTCTTGCCCAGCAGGTGGTTGCGCAACCCTTCCACGTTCACAGGGAAACGCTCCACGATTGAACACTGCGGATACGTAATGTCCGTGTTCATAAATCCGCCGTTATCGAACAACAGGTCACCATTCCTTCCCGGAATATGGACAGACTCCACATCCCGGGAAGGCGCGCCATAAACAGCACTGCCGATACATGCCACTCCAAAATCTGATAAATCTTTTCCGTCGTATACAATTGTGCCCATGCATCAGCCCTCCAACTCAACTAACTCCATAATCTTTGCCATCACTCTGTCAGCAATCGTTTCTTCGTTCTGTCCTTCGGCGCCATAGACCTGAATGGTCACACCACCGAGATTACTAACACTGCCGCCGCCTGCGTATGCATATGCCGCGCCTGTTCCCGGAACAATGCCGGTCATTTCGCCCGCGACCAGTTCCACGCCCGCTCTGAGCGTAGGAAGGTTTTTCCGCATTCCGTCCGCAAGACCTTTCATCATATCCGGCATGTATGTATGGAAATCAGACAGAGGGCCCACATCCGGCTCAGAGAAGTGAAGGAACCCTCTAATAGACTCCGCTACCGAAGCCGCCGCGTCCTGAACCCATCCAATTCCGTCCCTGATACCGTCTGCGATACTGCTGATAATATCGGAACCCCACTGGAATGCCTGTCCCGGCAGAGACGTGATAAAATCAATTGCCGCGTTGAACCCTTCCTCGACAATGCCAGGTATTTCAGAAATCTTTTCCTGTACCCCTTCGTACAGACTCGTCGCCGTTTCGACCACGAAATTCTTGAAATCCTCCCACAGTTTTCCACCGCTTTCTTTAATCGTTTCCCATATCTTTGCCGCGTCTTCCTTCAACTTGTCGAAATCGCCTGTAACCAAATCGCAAAGCAGCAGGACAGGACCGAGGACAATCGCCTTGAACAATTCCCATGCCGCCTTCGCATCGTCTTTGATATTCTCCCAAATACCAAACAGGAAATCTTTAACCGCATTGAAGATACCTTTTATCGTCTCAATGACGCCAGTGAAGAACGACACAATCGCTTCCCATATGCCGATAACTGCATTACGGAATTCCTCATTTGTGTTCCACAGATAAATAAACACCGCAACCAATGCCGCAATCAGCCCGACTATTATCAGAACCGGTGCAGATACCGCCGCGACGACTGTTCCGACCACGGAAAGAACCGTACCAATCACGCTGATTACCGTACCAATCGCAGAAACAATAGTTCCAATAACGCCAACAATGGAACCGATAATGACCAATGCAGGCCCAATCGCCGCCGCTATCAGCGCTATCTTGATTATCAAATCCTTCATCCCCGGGCTCAGGCTATTGAACCACGTCGTCAAATCACTGATTTTCGTCGCCGCCAATTCAATGTACGGTGTCAAATTGCCCTGTATCGCCTCACTAAGGTCTGAAAGCGGAACCTTCAATTTATTCATTTCCAGTTTCCACTCATCCGCCGCGTCCTGAGTGTTTTCAAATGTCGTTTCGATATTGCCTTCAGCATCACTCAGCATTCTGCCCAAATCGTCAAAGGATAACTTTCCTTCTCGAACCGCCTGCGCTATCGCCGGGCCCGCTTTTGCGCCAAACAACTTCATTGCTTCAGTCGTCGCTTCGGAACTGTCTTTCGCGTTCATAATCCTGTTTTGAACGTCTTCCAATGCAGAGGACATGGGCTTTCCTTCTTTCGCCGCGTTTTGCATGGCTTTTTTCAGACCTGCTAAAACCGCCTGCGAATCCGCGCCTGATACATCCAACTGTCCGAGGAAGTTAATCGTATCCGCCGCTCCAAATCCCAGTTCCTTGAACGCCGTCGCGTTTGCCTGCGTGGAAGCCATCAGTTCATCAACACTGACGCCAGTTCTCTGTGATACATCATTAAGGGTATCCAACATCCCGCCTGCGTCGTCTGCCGTCAATCCGAAAGCGGATAATATCTGCTGCGTCTTGTCGACCGCATTAGGAACGTCCGTCTCGTTCAACTGTCCAAACATGACGAACTTCCCTGACAGTTCTTCGAGCGCATCGCCCGTAAGACCAAAACGGGTATTCACTTCACCGACCGCATTTCCTGCCGTTTCAAAATCCGTAGGAATCGACGTCGCCACGTTCTTCATTACATCCTGAAGCGCTTCGAGCGCATCGCCTGTCGCTCCGGTTTTCGTTACGACCGCATCCATGCCTGCGTCTACTTCGTTGAACGCCTTCTCCGACGCTTTATATACTCCGACCAGCGGTGCAGTCACGCCCACAGACATTTCTTTACCGGCGTTCTGAATCTTTCCACCTGCATCGTGAATCTTTCCGCCTGCTTCCTGCATTGCCTGCCCGACCGCACTGGCAAAACTGCCGACTGAACTGATACCGGAAGCCATAGCATCTTTCAGGCGTCCCGCAAAAGACTCTGCCGCGCTTCCCTGCGCTTCCATCGCGCTCTGGGTTTTACCTGAGGAAGACTCCGCTTCATCCGCCATGTCCTGTACAGCGCTTTCCGCTTTTTTACTTTCCTGTTCAAGTTCAGACGCATCCGCCGTAATCAGGACGCCCAGTGTCATGTCAGCCATGTTTTCCCCCTCCCTTCTTAGTTATTTTTCTCTCCCTTTGCGCCCTCACTCTTTTTCTTTATATAGCCATTAACTTCATACAACCTGCGAACCCAACCGGTCTCTTTCTCCTCAATCTCTTTGATAATTTTCAGGTCGTTCTGCTTCTTTGCTTTTTCGCCCTTAGTCAGGCTCTGAATTTTTGTCCACAACTTGCGGAACGGTTTTGATTTCTTTCTGTTGACGTTGTACTCCGCGTTCAAAACCGCATCTCTGATAATTGTCGACCGGAAAACCGTTGCGTCCTCAAACGCCTTTCGGATAAACATCCGCTCTTTGGGCGTCAACGCCTCATAGTCCGCTTTACTGTACCCCAGATTGACCGCGTACCATGCAAAATCAATCTCCCTGTGAAATTTTTCTCTCTCTTTTTGCTTTTCTGTATTACCGCGCTTATCCGATTTAAAGTATTGAAACTGTATCAGTTCGCGCGGAACAGAAAACCCATGTCAGCCTCGAGACTTGTCGCAATCAGGTCACATGCCGCCGCATATCCGTGCTCGCGCAGATATGCAGACGCTACCGCCATACCGTCTTTAGGCTTTACAAACACGTCCGGGTCATCCTCCGCCACCAACGCAAAAGCGAAGTGCGATTTAATCGTCGCAATCGGCAGTGCGCCGTCGGATTTAATAAAATCGGATACGACCGACTTTCCTATTTTGTTTTCAATCAGTTCAAGGCGTCCCTCGGTGTAGTGCAGTTTGTATGATTTACCATTTACTTCAAACATAATTTCTCCCATTCTCGTAATTCTGATATATGACATACCAGCCATTCAGGCATGTAAAGTATGTGACATACTGTGATATGCAAAAATAAGCGGGAACAAAATATGTAATTTGTCCCCGCTCTGTTTTTCGTTATGTAATTTTTCCCCCACTAACCAGGCCGCTTACTCACTCCGGCATCGTATCTGTATCAATCGTATGAATTGTCAGGTCCATCAGCCTGCCTTTACCCTGAATGCTAATGGATGTCGTCACACTATCATCATAGGGCGCTTCGACCGGGAAATCAGTGATGATGCCAAGGCCTGCAAACAGACCTTTCTTTGTCTTCGCGTTGTATACCTTCACGCAAATCGGGTTACCGCCGTCGAACGCATTCGCGAGTGCTTTGTGAGAGTCGCTTGTCGGAACCCACAGAGAGTCAAGGTCAATAGACCATTCCTTGAGTCCCATCACGGAATCCTTCCAACCCGAAGAGTCCGCGTCCTGTCCTTCAACGATTTTGCTATTGATTTCAATAGTTTCCGCAGACCTGTTAATCGTCAGGTTCTGCTGCCCGGAAATCGCAAGCATCTTGCTTCCGTCGGAATTCCAAACCGCAAGTAAAATATCTTTACCTGCAAGAACGGATGCGGCGGTATCGAAGTCGCAGTACGCGCCTTTGTCGAACGCAGTCCCGTCGAAAATCAGAAATTTGTAATCTTTCATTTTTCCTTTTCCTTTCATCATATTTTGAATTTGAAACCGTATGCTACTAGAAAATCGAAGCCGACGACTGAATGCTTTTCGCCGGTTTCCTCGTTGTATATCGTCTTTATGCCCGTTTCGTCCTGACGTACCAGAATGAACTCGCAAGGGATTTTGATATCCTCTGTCAGCGCCTCTTCGAGCATCTGGATATACTTATACGTCGGAACACTCGAAGGCGTCGGCTCCGCAATGATATGTATGTCGATACTGTATCGTTGAACGAACATCGTTTTCGTATCCGACGGAGAATTCCCGGAAAGTTCCATGTAATAGAACGGGGACGGAGCGTTGTCAGGAATTGCGTCGTAGCATTTCATTCCGGTTTTGTCCTGAATTTGTGTTCTGACTGACTTAAACAAATCCGTCAGGTTCATTCGTTTCAACATGTCATCCTCCCTGCGTCGCCGCGTCTATGAACCGCTGTAAATATTCCTTCGTTTCCTGTTCGAAAATCGGCGCCTGTTCCTTCATGTTCGCTTCCATGAAATGCTGACCTTCCACGTATCCTTTTCCACCCCTCGTGCGATGGCCATAATTTACATGGGGTGCATATTCCATTGTATATCCGACCGCCGCTCCGTCCTGCATCTGAGTGTCCGTCATCAGGGATTTTCTCAGGTCGCCCGTCTTTCGAGGCGTTGCGCCCGGCGTCCCTAATGCCGCCTTACCGCGTTCTTCCATCATCTGTGCCTGTCTCACGCAAAGGTCTTTGATACCGCCCAAATCCTGAAGTTTCTTGAACGCTCCACGCACTTTGGCATCGCCTTCTAATTTAATTTCCAGTCTCACGTCTTCCACCCCCTGCATCGGATAGCGACAAACCGTGTGCCTCTCTGCGCCACGCTCAATATTTCCATGGGCTGATTAACTGCCAGAGCATCTGACGTATCCGCTTCAATTCTGATATGCGTTGCGGTTTTGGGATACATTTTTCTCGGCATTTTCAGCAGGACTTTGACTTCGCTCTCCGTTACCGTCGCGCCATAAATTTGCTGTTCTTCAATGCTCCACGGCGCAATTCGTGCTTCGACTTTGCGCAACGTCTCAAACTCTCCGTTTCCAATGGAGTCATTCAGTTCATCGGATACCGTCTTCTCCCGCAAGAGTCGTGCCCTTTTCCATATCATATGAACACCCCCTCACAGGAAATAGACCTTATACTTGCCGCCGCTTTCGCTCTTACTCTGTCTGTACGTTTTGATTTCATCGGCGTATTCTGCCAGAACGTCCGATACAAAGGAAGTGCTGATACCGTCGGAACCCTCAGAGACGATACCCTCGTAATATGCTCGACGGTACATTTTCACCGTCGCGTCCACCGCAATTCCCTCGAAGGTTTCCGGCAGTTCCTTTTCGCCAAGACGGATACAGAGGCGGTTCACTATGGTCTCGACATATCCCCTCAGAATAACAACGTCTGCGGGTTCATCTTTCAGACGTGCTTGCACTTTTTCAAGAATTTTCATTGTCCGCCTCCAAATTGCAAATAATGGAGAGGGTTGTTATGCCCTCTCCATCTGAAATCGTGTTACTGCCGGTCAGGCTCCAATGGAGCCGATGTATACCTTGCCGAGGTCTTCTGTGTAGAATTTGACCCCCTCGATAACATTCGTATCCACACTGACCCTATCGGAAGCGATTGTATGGTTCATTCCGATAAGACCTGTTTCGTCAAAGATATATCCGAAAACATCTGCAACCTCAGAACCGGAACCGACGCAAGCGCACTTGAGGTTATCAGATACGGTTGCAATCGGTGCGCCCTGCGCAACTTCTTTGCTGATGATGAGTGTGCCCATCCCGAGGAAGTTTTTCACATACGTCAGACCGAAAGCGGTCTGAACCGTAATAGCCGCGCTCGCGAGGTAGTTAGCTGCATCCAAGGGGTTTACGAAGAAGACCGTCTGACCTTCAACTTCAACATCCTCGAAGCCTGTCTGAAGCGCACCCCAAAGCTGCGCGCACGCAGCCTGAAGGTTCGCGCCCTTTGTCGCTGTACCCGTGCCGGTCTTCAGCATCGTGAAGAAAGCCTTCTTGATGCCGATACCAATCTCGGAAATCAGTTTGTCGTCAGTATCGTTGACAGACTTGGAAAATCCGCTGCGAGCAATCGCTTCGGCGGTCGTTGTCTTGCGGAATTTCTCCAGTGTTACAACGATAGTCTGGTGAAGGACTCTGCGGATTTTTGTCAGCGCAACAACTTCACCTTCGGCAACCTGTGCAGGTGTGTTAACCTTTTCGGTCTTGTAAATCTTAATCGTTGTACCCTCGGAAAGAGGCTGAACATCCTGAATGCCGAGTGCCTCCGTGAGTTTTCTCACGGAATCGCGAAGACCGTAAGCCTTGTCGATACTGATTTCAGGAGCAATGTCCTGAGTAGTAATCGTGTTATTAGCCGGAGTTTCGCCATCGAAAATGAGAAACTTATAATTCTTTGTCATCATTTTTATTACCTATCCTTTCATAGTGATAAATGTCTTTACGTATAGTGTGAAATATTATTTGTAAAACAAAACTCAGCGGAACAGTTCAGGATGTGCTTTAATCGCTTTCTGACGCTCAGCTCGGTCTGCAATCTTCATGATATCCGAGCGAGTCATCTCTCCGCCATTGCCGCCGGTCTTAGGTTTCTCTTTGCGTCCAAAGGTCATCTTTGCCGCGTTCTGAACGGCAGACTTGAAGGACTTAATGAACGCGTCGACCGCCGCTTTCGTGTGCTCCGCATCCTCGCGGATAAGAGCAGATACGATAACATCATCGACCACAATGTTCTCGTCCTGCAATAACTTACGGGCAGACGCCGCCATTTTGCTCTGCGCATCCTTTTTCTCCATCTCGTCAAGACGTGCCTGCAACTCGGATAACTTTTTGGCGTTCTTTTCGTCAGCGCTCATCTTTTCAAGTTTTTTCGCCTCGTCGACCGCCTTTTCCTGACGCTTTTGCCACTGCGCGAACTTCTGTCCGATGATTTTGTCCAAATCAGCGTCGGTATACTTAGGTTTGTCCTTGTCATCCTCGTTACCGTCGCCGCCGTCCTCTGCGCCCTTGTCGTCGCCGCCGTTTCCGTCCGTGCCGCCTTCATTCCCGTCATCATCAAAAACGGAGAACTTGTAAGCCGGAACCGCCTTCGCCTGTCTTACATACATCTTTGCTACTTTGAATTTCATAATCTAATTCCTCCCACGTTTTATAGCGTCGCCGCGCTGTGAAAAAATGTTGTATCCGTGTGCTTTTTACGTCGTCCCCGCCTGGACATGTCTCCGTGTGCTTTTACCGTCATCCCCGCCTGGACATATAAAAACCGGGCAGCGGTATAACCCGCCGTCCGGTTAATCTCAATAAGAAAAATCCATGTACTTCGAAAATTTCACAAAATCAATATCAACGGATACCGATTTTGGTCTAGCGTTCGCAATCGACATCATTTGGAAAATCCCCGCGCACAGGACAATCCTACATGACCTTTCCATTTCCTCAACGCCCGTCAGGTCGATTACGACTTCGCCGCCGTGTTCCTCAGGCTCGGAAAACGCATCCTCAGGAACGCCCGCAAGCCGCAGTCCCAGCATTAACATCTGTGCCGTTGCGCTGACCGCCGCGCAGATGACCTCATGGTCTTTGTCCTCTGCTGAGGAATGTCCTCGGATAATCAGTTTGTCATCTTCAATTGAAATCTTTATCATTTTCTTTCTCCATCTCTTCGCTCTCTAGTTTTGTGAAATCATATCCCACATAGACTAGCATTTCGTATGCCATCTTCACGCCGTTATCCATGTGCGTCGTCTGAATTGGTATCATGTCGGTTCCTCAATGTCTTTCACATTGTCAAGCCACATGCAGATTTCCTCGGGTTTCGGTTCTTTGCCAACAAAGCGGTGAACTTCCTTCCCGTCTTCCTCGAAAATGAAGACCGGAACGTGCCTGACTCTGTGCGCTCCGCACCATGCCGGGTCATCCTCTGCTACCCTTTTCTCAATGGAATTTTTCATATACTTTGGTAATACATCTAAGACCGCATTTTCCACATACTTACATCGCGGGCAGTATCGCCCGGATACGAAAATTACTTTCCTCATGACTTGAAACCTTTCAGATATTTTCCTAGCTGCGAGTCCATGAAATCATCGAAACTTCCTGTCACCGGCGTCACGGTACAGCGACACCATGGGTGCATCGGCGGGAAATTTTCCCCCGGGACCCTATCCTTGTACTTGAAGGGACCCGCGTCCTGCAAAGCCATGCAAATTGGACAAACGAGACTATCGTTGTATGTCGAGAACTTATATTCCGTCACGCCCGAAAGTTCATTCAGGCACGCGCTTGTCTCCGCCATCACCCTTGTGTTTTCTGTATACGTCAGCCGGGTCAAGTCGGTTTTAGTGAAGCCTTTGAATTTGGTCAACATATCGCGAACAATACGCTCCGTGCTATCGCCGCGCGCGAACGCGTTCACCATGTTGGTGTTCATGTAATCCGCAAGTTTCATCTTGGACTCTAAGATTTTTCCCGGAATGTCCGTAGGAAGCGTTACGGTCTTGTCGCCTCGTGCCATCATCGCCGCAAGTTCATCCAAAATCTCATGACTCTCCATGGCGTCGACCGGTTTGAAATGCACGACAATATGTGGATTATATACGCCCAGCCTTCCCTGCTGCCCGAGAGCATTGCAATACGCAGTAAACGACTGCTCCGCCGTTTTTCCCACATATTTCAGGACTCTTTCCGTATCTTTGATACCGTATTCCGCCATCGCCAATCGGATTTGTTCCTGTTCCGCCTGTAACCTGTTCAGCCGATATATGCTCTCGCGGGCAGGTGTCAGGTGCGCATATTCAGGATGCATCTCAGAAAAACCTTCCCAATCCTCAAAAATCTGCTTTCGAGTCGCCGCATCCGCGCCAATCATGAGTTTCCGGTATTCAATAATGCCATCCTTGTCAGCGTATTTCTTATAGTATCCTTCAATCTGCTGTTCAAGGCGCTTCGCTTCCGCTTCCATTGCGTTCAGCAGATTTTTCTTTGCCTGTCTTTCGGCTCTTTCGACCTGCGCTTGAAGTGCTTTTTCACTACCTTCCCAATGTTCTTTGAACTGGTCTTTCCAATTCTTGTCCGCCATCAGGTATCACCGTCCTTGTCGGTCTTGTCCGTTCGGTCTATGTCATATCCGTCCGTCCATATCGCCGACTGTTCCTCTTCCATCGCTTCGATTTCCTTGTCCGGGTCATCCACAATGGACAGGACTTTCAGCTGCGTGCGCTTCGAAACAACACCCGCAAGTTTACCCGCCGTGTCCGCCTCGTCGCCCAATACATCGGGGAGCATGAGATTATACTTCCATGAAACCGCCGTCCATGCATCATCCGACATGCCTGAGCAAGGATTACTGAAAATCAGGCGGTATCTGCGTTTAAATCCCTCGTCTAATTTTCTCTGCTTCCTTCCCGCGAGGTTTATCATTGACTGCATGCGCTGACGCAGTGCCTTCCCGGAAGCCTGTTGGAAGCCTTCACTGTTCAGGTCAATTACATTTGACATAGAGAAGATGTTTTTCTGCAAACGGTTCAGCAGATTTTCCTGCGTGCCGTCCGCTGACGGTCTGCCTAAGAAACCGATATCCGGCGTCTTGCCATCAATCGTCGAAGGCAGGTTGATAATCCTGTTATCCCTAATCCATTGCAATGTCTCTTTATCGATATCCGCACCGACTATTTTCAGATATGCGTCAGCCAGCGCCCTCACGTCGTTCGTCTTTTCACTCAGGACAAGGTTGTACGCATCGACCGCTGACAACGCATCTTCAAAAACGCCCTTACGGGAAACATTCTGCTTATACTCTGTCGCCGGAACCCCATCAAATCCGTGAGGCAGCGGTTCTCCGTCCCACTGTATACCACCTTGTATGTGGAAATACCTTACGAAATCAGAATCCGAAATCGACCCTCTGCGTATCTTTGCATACGAGTCATAATATGTCCTGACGAAATACAGCGGTTCCGGTTCTATGCCGTCGTCGAAAATCATGAAGGAATCCATCGGTGACAGATATGACATATCTATCTCCCCGGCTGCGTCCACGTAGTAAATCTCGTACGCTCTGCCGAAAATCGATACCAATGTGCTCAATTCCGCGGTATGGTCTGTCTGCCCGGCATAACTGTGCAGATGTGTCAGGTATTCCTGAACGGTCTCATCGTCTGAGGAAAATGTCACCGGCTGTCCCATCAGGAAACCTTCAAACGTATCCGTAATCTCCGCCGCAAAGTTCATACTGATACGACTGTCCGGTTTCCATGAAGGTTTTTTGGGTAATTTGAAAATCTCGTATCGGTTATCGTATGCATCCTGAAGCGGTTTATACCGTATCAGACACATCGCGTCGTTCTTTGAGATGAATTTCATCAGGTCTAAATCCGTCAGAGGAACGTCCGACGGGAAACGAAATATGTCCGTTTTCTTTTTAAAATCGTAAGCCATAATTTTACAATCCCCCTCGCAGGTAATCCGCCGTTGTCGCCGGGTTCTTTCCTTCGAATATTCTTACCAGGCTCGCCGCGCTATCAGGTGCGTCATCGTGCGCCGCCTGCTCTGTATAATCCGTTATCTGTACTAGATACTCCGGGTCGGTTTCCGGTATCCAATGTATTTTCTTCCACGCTTTTTTCAAATGCGTGCTGATTTTTACGTACTTGTTTTGCTGTTCGTGATACGTTTGCGCCGGAACTTCCAGTCCTTGTAGCGATTTCGCTAAATACCCCTTGTCAGCGTTTCGCTCCGAGAAAACCGTCCCACATCTGTATCCTTCCCACAGGTTATAGATTTCGGTCAAACAATTTTCTACATGTGCTTCTGGCCAAATTTTGCCGTAGGCGGTATAACTGCCGTCCGTGTTCCGTTTCATTATTGTGAACGCAACGCTGTCTCCGCCGCCGTATGCCGCATCGATATGACCATATCCGTTATATATGTTCGCCTCTTTACCATCCAACAATGCACTAGGAAACAATACATTGCCGTCTGCAACGTACTTCAATTCGTAGTTCGCCGCAAACAGAGATGGACTCATTTCATCTCGTTTTTGCTGTATTTCCGCTTCGGTCATCAAACCTGTGTCATAACATGTATAAATATGCTGATTTGGCATAATAGTAAAAACGTCGTCTTTATGCCATTTTGTGCCCAGATTTATAATGCGTCCGCCACGATTACAGATATTATGTAATTCGTAATATACCTGTTTCGTGTTTTCACGCTCCGCGCGGCTCTTTCTGTCTTCGGTATTGCAGATGTCATCTGTAATTACCTTTGTGCAATGTTTTCCTGTGATTGAGGACCTAAGTCCGAGCCCCAGCAACTGAGGCGCACCCATTGGAGATGTCCACAGATTAGTGCTCAGGTGGTCTTGGGAACGCTCTATGATAACCAAATCTCTGCCATAAAGAATTGAAACAATATCCTTCAAAATTTGGCTTTCGAGAGCCTGTGCAACCATTCGCAACATCTCTGCCACGTCTTTATCCGCTTTACGCAAAAAGATAATATTTTCCGTGGGATAAAGAACCATCATCAACGCAATGGCAACGGAAAGACATGAGGATTTATACGACGCACGATGTGCCATGAGCGTATAATCGCCCGTGCCAAAAATCATTTCGCGCATCCATTTACCATGGATTTTTGTCAAATCCTTAAAACCAACCTGAATGCCGACTTGTTCCGGGTGGTCATATAACCATTTGATTAATTCGTCAGGGTTCATCGTAATAAGCCCAACGATAACCACCTGACGTCTTCGCCTTTCCTTTCAGGCAATTACAAATCGCAGAAGGGCTTAATCCTAAAAATCTTGACGCTTCCCGTGCGGTGGCATAAATAATACCGGTATCAAGGCATATCACCTTGGCACCGGTACTCTTCGTTGGTACATATTCATTTAAAATGTCGGCATAATGTTCTGGATTCGCAATGTAATCGTCGTAATAAGCCCAATGATAACCGCCTGCTGTTTTTCTGTGTCCCGTACAACAGGAAACAACTTTACATCTTTGTACTCCTGCATCTCTTTCCACATCAAATGCGCTATCATAAACATGTTTCGTTTCCAAACAAATTACAGCGCGTTTATGCGGTTGAGCCTCGGATAAATGTCGTCTCCATGAAGCGGAAAGAACGCGCCCCCTCATATGACCAACGTCCTTGCCTTTGTTGATTTCGGAAAGTTTCTTTTTCGTTTCGTCCGACATCTTTCCTGGGCCATTCGCCTTAGAGTCTATATTATATCCATAATCCGGGTTGCATGCATTATACGACTCAATTAGTCTTTCTTCCTCTGCGTTTAATTCCTCAGGCTTACATTCGAGTATTACCTTATATTCAAATGCGTCCGGGTGAAGATTATATGAATGCTGTAAATGAGGATTTCCGTGCCTGTTATGTCTAAGGTCATATCTATGACAACTCCAACGGTGGTCTATGTCCCGGCTCTGACCGATATATACCTTCCCGTTAATTTTATTACGTATCATATATATACCAGTCATTCTTTTGCCGCCTCATTAATCAACGCCCGGATACGGTCTGACGCATTTTCAATGGAAGTATTTACAGTCGCTTCAACTGTCTGCTTTTCGGAAAATTCGCCTGTTATCTTATCCGTCATTCCCCCATGGTTCTTCAACCAGAATATCTGTGCCTTGACATTCCCTTTTTGCACTGCGTTCTGATACAGCGCTCGGCGAACACTTATTACCCCTTTGCCGCGCTTAACTGCATAAACCTCGGAAAAAGTAGCACCATACTCCCGTTTGCACCATTTGTCTAATGTCTTATCTGTAACATCAAACCACGAACAAATTTCTATTTTCGTACATTGAAGAGCGCACAGATTTTCGAACTGTGCGCGGTCTATCACCTTAACTGGTCGTCCCATCTTCGCCATCTTGTGCGCCTCCTTTCTGATTAGTTAATCCTCTCCGCTTTCTTTCCCGTTAATTTCTCCCATCTTGCAATTATGACATCGCAATACTTCGGGTCGAGTTCTGCCATGTAGCATTTTCTGTTCAACTGTTCACAGGCTATTAGTGTGCTACCACTACCACCAAATAAATCCAAAACACTTTTGGCTTTTGGGTTATGCTTTATTGCTCTAGCGACTAACTCCAAAGGCTTCATAGTAGGATGTAATTCGCTTTTTTGTGGCTTGTCTATATCCCATACATTTGTTAATGTCCTGTCATCAGTAAATGATTTACCGCTTTTTACCCACCCAAACCATATGGGTTCATATTTATTTTGATATTTCCCATCACCCAAAACGAAATGTGGTTTGTTCCATATAATCGTTGTTGAGTTATGAATTTTATCATCAAGCGTCTTAAATAATATTCGTCCGTCTTTCCCTTGCGCCCCACATACATACACGCACCCATCTGTATTTTGGCTTATTATATTTGCTATGTTTTTACAAAATGTTTTATAATCCCCGATATTATCATTTTTGATACCGGTATTTATATCATCATTTACTCTTGCGTTTGGACGATATTTTAAGAGCCGTTTTTCTTTTTCATCATAATTGACATTATATGGTGGGTCAGTAAAGACCATATCTGCCTTTGCCCCATCCATTAGCCTACCGATAACCGCGACATCCGTGCTGTCACCGCATATCAGTCTGTGCTTTCCCAACTGATAAATATCGCCAAGTTTAGTACTGGGCTCATCGGGTTTTTCAGGAACGTCATCTTCACTGACATCGCTATGCCCTTCGGTTATCTCATCTCCAAGGCTAATATTGTCAAATCCGAGATTAGACATATCGATGTCTGTTATGCCGTCGAGTTCAATTTTCAGCAAATCCATATCCCACGTCGCCGCCTCGGCAACTTTATTGTCGGCAAGACGGAACGCTTTAATCTGCTGTTCGGTCAGGTCATCCGCCATTATGCACGGAACCTCTTTTAAACCTAACTTTTTCGCAGCCGCGAAACGGGTATGTCCCGCAACGATAACATTTTTGCTGTCCAGAATAATAGGATTTTTAAATCCAAATTCTGATATTGACGCCGCTACCAAATCAACCGCCTCTTTGTTATGCCTCGGGTTATTGATATACGGTATTATTTCATCAATTTTTCTGATTTCAATTTTGTCTGAATTTCTAGCCATTACCTTACCAGTCCCCACTCCGCGAACTTTTCAAATCCGCCGCAATCCTGTATATATGCACGTGCCATCTCGACTATCACCGCATACGGCAATCCGTCCACGGTCTCGTCGCCAATCGCACAGGACAACTCCACAGGTTTTCCCGTCGCCTGCGCCTTCAGGAACGCATAAATGTTCACTGATACGTCAGCCTTGCTCAGGTCTTTCCCATGCAGTCCGCCGCCGGTCACGCTGTCCGCCATATCGGAACCCAATTTTCTGTTTACTGCGCCGGTATCGACGTCCGTGCCACCTGTCCAGTCCCCCAGAGGATTTACAACCGCTCCCGGAAATTCCTTGCGCAGTTCATCGCTCCCCGCGTTGCTCTGGCATATTATCAGCCTAGAACCATCAAGAATGTATTTCCCATCATACGGGTATTTCCTGTATATCCCCCTGGCAATCCGTGTCAGTTCTTTTTGCTCGTCGGTCACAGGCATCCCCCGGAAGATACCATTATCTCCGCAACGGAACCCGTCCATCTGGTTCTGTGCCAGATGTCCATCCTGAGGGCGTTCATAGTAATTCGTCAGCAGTCTGCCACCCGCAATTCTGTTCACGATTTCTTCGACCTTGCATGTTTTAATGTGAACGCTCGTCTCCGCAATAATATGGCAAACTCCATGTCCAATCAGGATTTCTACTGCAATCCGCGGGTCTTCCTGAATACCATATGCCAGGTCAACAATCGCTCCCGCAATCCTGTCTGCAATTTTGTCAACATGGGACGGGTTCACTTTTTCAAACATCGTCGCTCGCCTCCAACTCTCCGCCACAGGCCGCATATCCCGCAATGTCAACGAAATTGTCGTCGTTCTGGTGCCCTGACGCAATCCGAGCCACCTTCAGCAAAATCATCATCACAGCCACGTCCTTCGCCGTGAAGGGTGTACCCTTATATGCGTACCACAGTCTCGCAATTCTATTGAAATTGTCCTCGGTGCCACCGTGCTGACCATCTTTGCCGCCGACTATGACCGCGGCTCTGTCCAGAATTTCTTTTCTCTTCATTTTCTTTTTCTTTCATACTTCAATCCATTGATACACAACGCTACGTCCCGGTGCTGTGTGTGAGAGCAGAGGTGGAGATAACCTCTAAATCAACATCAGGGCGCAACGCTCTATACCAATGGGGGCGGGTGTCCGGCGAACCGGATTTACCCGCCTCTTTTATACATCTTGTTAGCCAACTACCTGTTTATGGAACTTCGAACGTCGCATACCACAGGGGCAGAAAAGCATGTCGTAAACATCCCAACCCGCTCTGCGGCGCTCATACGCACGACGATAGTCAATACCGAAAATCGCAACCCACTCTGCGAGCGGTTTCTCGACTCCACCGAAAATAACTTTGATACTATTCGAACGGTTCCACGCCTGCTGCTGCGCAGTCACCCATCTGCAATTTTCAGGCGTATAATCGCCGTCACTGTCGATACGGTCTAACTGCAAATTCTCCGCATATCCATGCTCCAACGACCAGTCCCGGAAATTCTCGAAACTGTGCTTCCACGCATCACATACCCTGATACCCTTGCCACCGTAATATTTTTCGTAGTCACGTCCCTTACTCGGGCATGAACATCTGGTGTTCATGTTGTCCCATATGCGGTATAGTCTCGTTCTCTGCTGCGCATCTCGTTTAAAATCACAAACCATCCCCAAAATACCCCGCACACTAAAACAGGCACCCTCCCCCGAAGGGTAGGTGCCCATATCATTATCAAATCAATCAATGAAACGGCAGTTCAGCCTGCTGGTATTCGCCACGGCTCTGATACCCGCCGTAGTTCTGCGGCTGTCCGTATCCGCCACGGTTCTGCGGCTGTCCATATCCGCCGTAATTCTGTGCCGGTGCGCCGTTCTGCGGCATACCGTTTCCGGTCTGTCCATGCGGCTGTGCCTGTGCCTGTCCGCCGTCCTGCTTGCGCTCGCAAAACTCAATTCCCAAAACCACAACGTCTGTCCTGTAAACTTCTTTTCCGGTTTCGTCAGGATACTTTGACGTCTGGATACGTCCCTGAACCGCAATCTTCACACCCTTTTTCAGATAGTCACGTACAATTTCAGCCGTTTTGCCAAATGCCACACAACTAGGGAAATCAGCTGCGTCCGGGTCATTCTTTGAATGTCTGTCAACCGCAAGAGTGAACCTCGCACTTGTCACACCGTTCTGAGATGTACGCACATCCGGGTCTTTCGTCAGTCTTCCCATCAAAATTACACTGTTCAAATCTTTTCTCCTTTCGCTCTCGTTATTCACATACATGCATATACTTTTTATGCATAAAAAAAGCGCCCTTCTATGGCGCTCGTGCTATGTGTTATATATATCTATATTTATCTATTCTAATTGTAGCAAACAATTCGGTAACATGCAACTATTTTCTCTGAAAATTTCAAATATTTTTTCATTTTTCTCGAAAGTATGTGATATTCAATCAATTCCCCAGGTACAAAAAAGAGAACGCTCCAATCCCGGAACGTCCCCATTAATTCCCCTCGTATTTCATTGTAAGACCTCTTTGTGATTATTTGTGCAATTATGTATGTCTCATGCTACCAAATCGTAATTCTCCGCAATTCTCCGCGCTCCCCTGAGTATCAGCATTGATATGCACCTGACGGTTTTGCCTGTCCTCTCTGCAATTTCCGATTTTGTCATCCCTCCGAGATAATACATCCGCATCACCTCTCTCGAATAATCCGTCCCGGCATATTCCATCAGCCGTTCCGCCTCTTCGACCGCCGCCCTTATCTGCGTTTCTATCCGCTTTTTCGCTTTGAAAAAACGCTCCGCATCGACGTAAAAATCGTCCAGCCCATGAACCGCGTTCGTATGCGTTTTCGGCATATCGCTCAGAACCGGGCTTCCGGGGAGCGCTCTCAGCCGGCAAAGATTTATCTGGTCGTTAATCTCCCGCTCCGTGCGCCTCAGGTCACCTACTTTTTCGAGTCTGAAAATTACACTCCAATACTCCACGTTCTCACCTCGCTCTCTATTTAATCCCCTGTCGGAAGGTCAAGGAACGCATCACGTCCATCCGACTGTATGTCAACCGTTTCCGTTTCCACCTCTTTCGCCGTCGCCGTGCCCATGGGTATAAAACTCTTCGTATATACCGGCGGGCGGGTCTTCGTCTGCCATCCGTACTGTATCTGCTGTCCATCATAATCCAACAGACGTTTGCTTCCGATTTCGAAATACAGACCGGAAAACGTCGTTTCACGCATCATGTCATAACGCGCTTTCAAGACCGAAATGATATTCGTAGGAAGGGAAATTTCGTTACCATACTGCGTTTTCTTTTCCTGACCAAAACTTTTCGAGAAAAAGATATCCGGGTCAACATCTTTGTCGTCTCCGACTTTCACGCCGTACTCGTCGAGGTACGCTTTTTTGAATACGTGGCTCGCTTTGTACACTGCAAAAATATCATCGCACAGATTTGCTATCTCCGATGCACCCAGTATGTCATCCAGTGTCAGCAATCTTCCACCACTTTTCTTACTGTGCGCAACCAACCAAATTGACAATCCTGTGGATGCCGCCGTGCTTTTCAGTTTTTGTACAATATATTTCTGTTTTTCAAGCGGGTCGCGGATACCCTGCACGGTCAACATCATAAGGTTGTCCAGAACCAGTATTTGCGCTCCACGCTTTTTGCAATCTTCCAAGCAAAACTGTAACACCTCGTGGAAATCAAAATCCCACTCGTTATTGTAAACACCCAATCTGCCGCGTAGCCAATCCTTAATTCTGTGTTCAACGTCCGGGTCACAATCCCACGAACCCAGTTCACTGTCGCCTTTGCGCAGATTATCGCGTCCTGCCGCTTGGTTCGCCATAGCGTCGAAAATTGACGTATCATCCATTTCACCGGAAAACAGGACAACCTTGTATCCCATCTCAATCACATTCAGGATTATCTGCGATACAATAGTCGACTTTCCGCCACCCGGAATTCCTGTGAAAACACTTAACCCGGCCTCAGGAATCCCGCTAAAATTTTTGTCTATGTATCCAATCCCCGTCGGAATTTTCTTTTTTTTCGGTCTTGACTTCTTCGTTTCCCATATGTCGTCAATCTCCAAAACCCTCTGCGGACGCTTCTCCGCGCCCAGCCTGGACGGCGCGGGTTGCGTCACAGGATGTAACGACTGATAATACATCCTCATCATGAACGCTTCGAAGTCCTGCGCCCACATTCCTGCCTGCGCCGTTTCCGTATCGAAGACCACGTATTTGGGATTTTTCGCGTCTCCGTCGCACATACGCACGAGGCTTCCGGTCTGCACTTTCTTCCACGATTTAAAAACTTCATGCTCGGGAACCGGAAAGAATTCGTCCTGATAATTCCAAGCCGCAGGCTTCATGGACTTCAATCCACATACTGTCGATATACTGGACAGAATACCCGCGGAATTCTCCGTCCACTGCGCCGGTGCGAACTTGTACTCAACTCCATGTTTCACCTTCGGAATTGGTACGACCGGCATACATCCGCGCACTCCCGGGAAATACCGTCTGATAACAATCGTCGCCTGCTGTGCCATGTTCAGAACCGCCTGCGCTCCGCCGCCGCGTTTCAATCTGTAAACAATAGTCTGTGCTCCGCCGCCCGCCGTGAATATCGCTGGGTCACGGAACCCCACGCCTGCCAACGACACTGTAACGTCCGCCCCACATTTTCCCTCGAAAGTAAAGGAAACCGCCGTCGTGTCCTCGAACGAAATCTGACTAATATCCACAAATTGCTTCCCTGTCGCTTCCTGTTTATCCGAGAGCGTTACAGGAACCAACATCAGGTCATCGCCCGTCCATTTGTCAATTTCTTCACGCGTCATTACCGCGATACGATACTGCGACTGCATCTGCCATGTCGTCACCGCATATACCCTAGAATTCCCGCAAAGTGCATTCAGGACAACATCCCTCTGTCCCTTTTCATCAAAATCAATTTTCTTATAACCTGCCATGATATAAACATCTCCTTTTCTTACATACTTATACTTATTTCTATTTCGTATGCTCCCTCGACGCTCTCACCTGTCTCAGGAAATAGGTCATCGGGTTTCGCACCCCAATCGCTCTCCGATATGACCCTCAATTCTTATTTCTATACTGGTAACTTACCCGCTCCCGTCTCCCCGGAAAAAATTTCTAGGGAAATATCGCCTTATTTTGATATTTTTTTTAAAAATTTTTCACGGTGATACATCTCTTATCCGAACCACGACCGCTCCTTCCGCTCCAATTCTGTCATACCTTTTCTCTGCCCGGATACTTACCACCTGAGCATCATCATGAAACGCTCCGTCGTCGCCCTGAATGCCATCCAAGACCGCTTTCAAAACATTGTCGATATCCGGTTTCACCATCGGAACGACCATGCCCGCCGCCATAGCTTCCTTGTCCGATTTCTTTGCTGACTTCGGAACCGGGTAGTATGCTACAATTTCGACCGCCACCGGAACGCTTCCAAAGGACGTGCCGCCCGCTGCCCGGAACGCCTGCCGGATTTCCTTTTCATATGCTTTCGTCGCCTGAGGCGTATATGCGTGACCATCCATTGTGAAACGCGGTCTGCCTTTCCCCTTCGGTCTGCCGTAAACTACAAACTCTATTTCTTTCATACTGCTTCGCTTCCCTTCCCCTGATACTTTTCGCCTGTCTTGTTCCGCTTCTGCCGCCATCCGGGCGACCGCCGCATCTATCTCCGCGTGCAGCAGCCGCCATTCTTCCAGTAAATCCCGCTCCGCTTTCTCTGCGTCCATCATCACTTTTTTTCCATTTCGTACCACAGGAAGGGAAAGACTATCAGATATACAATCGCCAAAAATTTCATTACTCTTTTCCCTCGCTTTCTGCGTCGTTAAGACGTATCAGCGGATAATAGGAAATGCGCTTACCGTCGACCTGCTTCCTTTCGCGTTCGCCTGCCTTATATCCGTAATTTCTGATATACGGGTCAATCTTTTTAGGTGAAGAAAGGTAATCTCCATGCTTATATGCCGTGCCTTTTCCTTTTATTGTCCGGTTTTTCGCTCTCAGCATTCTGCCCAATTTTTTCCAATCGTCCGTCGTCAGAACGTCTGCCGCTTCCATCTGCGACAACATACTCTTTACATCCTCAGCAACGATGTCTTTATACGGCTTAACAGGCGCCGGTGTTCTGCTGTCAAATCCCAAACGACTCAGAACCATGTGTTCCCAACTGTCTGTGCCATCCTCGATTTCCACCGCATAATCTGCAAAACGTCTCAGTGTTTCCATATATACCGCATCCGTCGTCAATGTTGTCGTATGACGCTTAACTCGGAACGCTCTGTTTTTGTGGATAAATCCTTCGTACCAATGCCCGCCTGCTTTAAAGAACTCATCCGGGTTCTCGCTGAACGTCTCCGCTTCCGCCAGGTATTTCCTGAATGTCTGATATGCTCTCAGCAAATAATCTGCCGTGAAATCCGAAACATAATAGTCGACTTCTTTCTCCCCAAAGCATCTGCGCCTGCCCAGTTCCTGAACTGCCACTACCGGGTCTGCGCTATTCGTCATAACGAATTCAATATTCCAATCGTTATAATCAACTCCATATGCGAGAACGGATGTCGCGATAATCGCGTTCTTCCCCTCAGGAATTTCGTACTCCCCACTATCTAAACATTCAGGACGCTTCTCCGCCGTGTATACTTCAACACGCTCCGCCTGCGCTCCAAGTTCTGTCAGGATTTTATATATGTCATTCTTATTGCGTACAAAGACGATACCTTTCTTTCCGTTCTGTATCGCCCTCGATATGTTCAACGCCGCCTGCGCCACGTAATCCTCATCGGGTACGAAAACCACCTGACGGATATGGTCTGTATAGACATCGCCACTGACATTCCGGCTCACAGGGAAAATCTTGTTTAAACGCTCCGGCGTCGCTGACATCAAGAACAACATCTTGTCCGTATCAGATATCGCATCTGCAAACGACCTGACCGCTTCATAAGACAAAATCGAGGATGTACTGAACGCCGTGTCCGTCAGCCAATAATGCGACTCATCACACACAACTATTTTGTACTGTTCCAGATACTTTGCTCCGCTCATGTCATAAACGGAAATCGCCTCTTCAAACGACTGCACTGTCATGACATCGACCTTTGCCGTAAGACTCAATTTTTCGACCTTTGCACGCAGTTTCGCCGCGTCCGTGCGGCGGGTCGTCATGAATAACATCTTGTCGTTCTTCCCCAGATAATCGTCGTCTTCAGCGAGATTTAACATCGCCGTTGATTTTCCGCTTCCGGTCCCGGCTTTCACCAACGTCACCTTCCCGCGGAAGGATTTCGGGTCGTCCCAACAAGGTTTGTCGGACAGGTACTGTCTACCAAATAACCGCTCAATCTTTACTTTTTTTGTTTTTTTCATAATCGCCTCCGTTGACGAAGGCTGAACCATCATAGTCAAACGACTAAATATAGAATTTGAATTTCCACGTTATCAGACTTGAAACGTGGTTGCGGTGAACACCGCTGACGGGTTTTCAGAAACCCGGATGATAAGATAGTGAATTGTCTTGTGTGCTTAGTCTGAATGGAATTGATACCGGGTTTGTCCCGGTAGGATATGTAAGTAATTTTGAATTATGAAATTAATGAACTGATTATTTATGCCCGCTCATCGGCGGGTCGTTTCGGTTCAACCTCGTTGTCCTAATACATATACTATTGTTACTCTGTTCCTTTAATCTGTGCTAACTCACGCTCCGCTTCCCTGCGTGCCTTCTCTGCCGCTTCGATAGCCTTACGTGCCTTGCGCTCTCTGCGCTCGACTGCCTTGCGTGCTTTCTCCTGCGCAAGAAATTCTTCACGGCGTTTACGCTGTTCTATCATGTCCTCGACGCTAGCCTTTCTGCGTGCGTCCGGTCTCATCTCCGCAAAATCCGCAATGTCATGGATGTCAATTTCATACCCACGTTCAATCGCATGCAGATATGCCAGTGTCGGAACCCTGTGTCCCTGCTCCCAATGACGTAGCGCAGTTACAGAGACACCGACTTTCTCCGCCATCTCAGGCTGCGTAAGACCTAACTCCTTTCTTCTTGCTCTCAATGTTTTCATTACTGTACCTCTCACAATGTATAGTTCTTCATACTTTATATTACTACAAAATATGTATCTTTGCAACATTAAATCTCTATATTTTAAAAAAAAATTTTATCTCATTACTATTCTTACATACTTAATATTACTGTTCCAAAGTGTCCACCTCAAGTGCACAAATTTGTGAAACGCTAATTATATAATTTAAGAATTTGTGCACATCCAGTTCATCCTCTCAGAGTGGACAAATTTGTAAAATGCTAATTATTATATAAATTTGTCCACACCCCATTCCCTTCCTTAAAGTGCACAGATTTCCGAAACGCTAATTTATATCGGAAATTTGTGCACACCTACGGGTTCTCAACATCTTCAATTCATTCATTCTCAGGTCATCCACAACTTCTAGGTTTTCTACATCCTGTAACTATTCAACACACTCCCGGTTTCACTCCCTCACCCTCTACGTCCAGAACCCCCACCGCCTGCCTCCGCCCGCCCCTGAAGGCGGGGCGGAAGGCATGCGGGTCAGGGAGTCGAGTACATGAAGGCGAAATGGACGTCGAGGAAATTTGGACATAGAATTATTCATTCCTGATAAGTGTATAATTAAAACAGATTAATCCCTAAGAAGCGTATAATTAGAATATTTTATTCCTGAGAGACATATAGTTAGAATTATTAATCCTAGAAACATATAACTAGAATGTTTTACTTCTAAGAGAAGTATCATAGAATTTAGATTTATTAAAAAAAACACACATTCAGACATATTCATCCCCCTAAGCATATATTTATAATTCAGCTATAAATATATGGCGCCGCCGCCATGCCCGCCACGCCTTCATATCCCGTCCATTTCCCTGCTGCCCGCTCCCGCCACTATCGCACTCGTGCGTTTCCGTGCGATTTCCCGTGCGTTTTTCTGCGCCCGGCTCATCTTTTCATATCCGGTCATCTCGTATACACGGCTCCGTTCGCCATGCTCACTCCGCCGGTACTGCCCGCCGCGCCAGTTTCTTGCACTCCATGTAAAATCCCCTGCCTGCCGGGAACGCCGCTCAAAACGCCAAATTCACGGTCGCCACGCCCTCATATCCCGCCCCTCTCATCTTTTCATATCCGTTTGTCTCGTATATCACGGCTCCGCTCGTATTTTCATATCGGGTCATCTCGTATACACGGCTCCGTTCGCCATGCTCACTCCGCCGGTACTGCCCGCCACGCTTCTATATCCCGCCCATCTCCGCCGCCAGGTACCCCGCTCCGCCCGCGGCGGATATCTACACAAATATCCCCCACTGATACTATCCCCGATTTTTCCCAAAACCGTTCGCCCTAAAACGCAAAATTTATAAAATCTTTATTTTTTGCGTTTCCCCGTTATCTGCGCCCCACCATGTCGACGACGCATCGACGACGCATCGACGACGCATCGACGACGTTTTGCCGACGTTTCAGGAACATGTTTCCGCATCTGCCGCCCGGAAACAGAAATTGCATGAAGTGGACTTACATCATACTTGGATACCACTGCAAATCATCTCGGATGGACTTTTTATGTCGGAAACCGCCCAATTTACCCTGAAAACCATGTCTTTTTGTGCCCTGCTATATATGCCTTCTATAAGAGGGATGATTTTTAAAACTCCACCGCCCGGAAAAAAGCGCAAAAAAATAAGGTGTTCCCCCAACACCTTATTTCTCATTGAATTCGATTTTGTATCCTGCACGACGCAACTCTCTCCACAAATCATATCCTGACAGCCGCCCTTCCATACCTTCTGCCCATATCGTCAACGCCTCCAGGTCATATACGGGTCTGTATCCTTCCATCGCTGTCGCAATCTCCGCCGCTTTCTCCATCGCCTGTTCCAGTGTCGCGTAAGGAATGTTATCTTGCCACACCTTGCCGTGCCCATAATAGAAGCCATAGAAAACATAGAAAATTGGGAGTACCATCCACTCCGCATCGCCGCTCTGGAAGAGTTCTACCTTGGAAGCACATTCTGCCGCTTTCCGCCGGGTATCCATGCTCAGGTCGTCAGGATAAAACAACACTATATTAAATCTGTCTATGAACACCCTGCCGTGTAGTCCTGCTGCTTTCAGGCTTTTTATCCACTCTGCCGCCGCCACCCTGGCATTTTCCTTCGTATTGCCGCGCTCTCCGCCGTGGGATATTTCCATCAACTCTTTACTTTCCTCGGAAAACTCAATCTTTTTAATCATATCTCCATACCTTTCACTTTTAAAATGGGCGTCCTGCGTCTCACTTACAGAACGCCTCAGGTTCACTGTTCATCGTAATGTTCTTCCCAATCGTCCCTGTATCTCTCGTACAGACGTCCGATTTCCTCTATCGGCGCTTTCTGCTCCGGGTCACGACCGGATTTAAGAAGTGCTGTCATCCCCAGTTTGCAGAAATGTTCACGCATTGCGAACATGTACCTCGTATCCACCGCAGGCTGACGCATTACCCAATCAATACGCTCTCTTGTAGTCACGCTTCCATCCTTTCGAAATCCCAAAGTGTTCCACCCCAAAACGGGTTCAGTGAAAATTCTGTTTCGGAATATACTCTCACAGGAAAAGACGATAATTACCTTTTCGATACGTCTCAACCTTGACCTTATCAACCTTAGTCCACTCGTCGGAACGGCTACTTCCCTTGTAAACCGCCGCGGGCATCATTTCTCCCATACCGTTAGGGCTTTCCAGATAACCACCCGTTACATATCCGTCTTCGACCCAAACTTCCTGACCGTTGATGATATGACTTCCATCTGTCCAAATCTTTTTTGCCATTGCTTTTCTCCTTTCGTGTGCTCTGTGCTATGCACAATACTCTCACTTTTTTGTTTCTGTCCCCTGATGGGGAAATAAGCACCCCGGGCATCGAACCCGGAAGCCGCCTACGGTGTGCCTACCTGCTGACTCTAAAAATGTAACTATCCGAAATTGGGTTATTCACCCGCGATATTGTCTTCGTTCTTTTTTCTGCCGAGAAGGATTGTCCCTCGCGCCTCTTCCTTTGCCGCTTCTCTTGCCGCTTCTTTTTCTGCTTCCGCCTGCCGTTTGGTTTCGTCTCCAATCCTAATCCATTCCGGCATTACCTGATACTTGTAATCCGGCAGTGCCATCTCGACCATTTCCATAAACTTTGACTCGCTGTACATGTCAATCGGCAGACGGAAAATCCTTTCCGCTGAGAAAATATTTCTGCTCTCGTAAATAACTGCCGTCCTAATGCCTTCGCGCTTGTCTGTCGTAATCATGACCGTGAAACCGTCGCCTGCGTCGTAAACCTTGATGTCCTGAACCTTTTTCAT